ATTAAAACTCTAGAAGTTAAAGTAGAAGATCACGAAAGGAGACTTCAACTGATAGAGAACTCTCATATAAAGTATACCGTATCAAGAAAGGTAAAATATCCCAAGAAAGCAGATCAGGGATTCTATCTGTATCTTCCTGAAGATCTTACGATTGATATTCTCATGGAATACAATAACGGAGTAATCAAACAGAAATGGAACTGGTTGAATAGAATCTTCAATCCACAAGGATTCGGTAAAGTATCTTTCGACTTAGATAGAAACAGTGAGGGTCATATTAAAACTATCGTTCTTGGTCAGAACACCAGGTTATTAATCCCAACCGGTATTCATATTGAAGAATTCACTCCAGTTAAGTCTGTACTGAAAGCTGCAAATGAAGAAACTAATTCTATCAACAGTGGTTTAGTATACGGTATAGAAGTACTTGGTCAAGTTCCAGGAGATGAAGTAGTGGTAAGTGTATTCAACCCAACTTCTGAAATCATTGGAATCGAAGCTGGAAGCGTATTGGTTCAAGTATTACATTTATTTTCTTATCATACAGTACCAGAAAAAGAATAATTACCATGGATATTTCTAATCTGAAAGAAAAAGCCCCTGAAATCAAACAGGGGCTTGAACTTGAGAATATGTATGAGATTGGCTATCGTCAATTAGATTGTTATAAACCCCTAGAAAGGTTACCAGAATATCCCATGGATATTAACAGTACTAAAAATCAATCTCTTATGAAAACCCTTGTATCTCAAGTAGTAGAGGAGTTAATGGAAGGTTATGAATCTACTTCTAATATAAATGATATTCTAGAAAACAAGGGATGGAATACCAATTTATATACCGACGTAGAAGAGATTCAGATAATCAACAATCTACAGAATGCTAATGAAGAACAAGCAGATGCAATAGGATTCTTCTTATCAGCTCTGATATATGCTAATATATTGCCAGAGGATATCTATAGTTGGGCAAACAAAGAACTGACTAAAGGGCAAAAGGCAGTAGAAAACTTAGAAGATGTAATGGCATTCGGCATTCATATGATTTTAGAGATAGATGCCATTAGTAGTATATTCAAAAATTTCAAGCTAATATCCGAAACAATTGAGGATAAAACTTCCGAGTATATAAAGGGATTCAAGGAAATGAGTCCAAATTTGCATACCGATGAGAAAAATATTTTGTTTCAGATAGTGTATGTTTTGAATCTTGCTAGAAATACTCTTAAGAATCGTACATGGAAACAGTCACCAGTAATAACTAAAGAACTAGAATTCCAGGATAGGCTGGTAGAGGCATTCTATTATTATATGGGATTCCTATCAATGATGGGATTTACTCCATTGGGTATATACGAGCTGTATTTCAAGAAAGAACGCCTTAACGAATGGAGAATTACTAGTCAATATTAGGTTAATATACTCGACAGCTTATATAAGTGCTATGGTATATAAACTAATTATTAAAATATGAAAGGTAATATACCAAATCATCCAAACTACCATATTACTAAAGATGGTAGATTATTCTCTAATAAAAGTGGGGAATGGGTAGAGAGGAAAGGACAAGTTTATAGAGGCTGTCCGAGTTTTTATTTTGAAGGTAAATGGCATAGATCTAGTAGATTAGTAGCTACAGTTTATATATCTAACCCCTATAATTACCCAATAGTAATGCACAAGGATAATAACAGGATGAATAATCATGTTAGTAATCTACAGTGGGGAACTTATTCTATGAATAATCTTCAATGTAGTAGAGAGGGTAGAGGTAAACAGTATAGGCAAATTGGTAAACTCAATCCAATGTATGGTAAAGTAAGCCCAATGAGGGGTGTAACTGGAAAATTACACCCATCCTATGGTAAGCCTTCTTGGATAAAGGGGAAACATCAATCTGAATCTACTAAATTAAAAATAAGCCTATCATTAAAGGCTTTAAATAAAACAAAGATAACTCAAAGAAAAAGGAGGAGGATTATGAGATTAAGATCTGAAGGTAAATCTCAGGCTTATATAGCTAATAGACTAAATTTACATCAAACTACCATTAGTAAAATATTACAAGATAAGTTATAAAGAAAGGAGGTATTTGTGTCGGGTTGGAACAAAAAATTAGAAGGCTTAGAGCTTAATACTGAAGAGCAGATTCATTCATTAGAATTTGCTACTTCACAAGAAGCATGGGAAAAGTTAAATGAGGGATTTCTAAGACTAGAACCTGCTTTATTTGCAAAAGGAGCTACCGCAAATAGTGGAGTAGCTGTAGTATATAACGTATTTATAAAAATACGTAAAGCTTGGGTAGACCCAGATTTTGATTATGGTAGGTGTTTCAATTATAAAGAAACTAAGTGGACAAGCTTACTGAACAATTACATTGATTTCAATAAGCTTGATTTATTGCGTAGTAAGCTGAGAGTACTAAAAACCAAGTATAATCAGAATTACAACGTTACTTATATGTTTAATAATCATCACGATAACGGTAAACAATGTTTAATTGCTGCTACATTCTCCAAACGATTTGGGGAAGACATACCTGTTATTACAATGGTAATCAGGGCATCCGAGATAACAAAAAGGTTAATCTTCGACTTCTTACTAATACAACGAATGGCGGAATATGTGTACGGACCAGAACAATCAGTACAAATCAATTTATTTGCCACTCAAATGTATGGGAATGTAGAAACACTTCTGATGTATCATACTCATAAACC